TTGGGAATACAAGAATGGTGGGTTTCGACAGGTTCACGACCAAAATATTCAAGCGAAGAAGTAGCAATACCGTTTTTAAATACTGAAACTTATGTTATCGGTAGATTTAAATGGGAACCTATAACAGTAGGATTTAGAGATCCAATTGGTCCTTCAGCGACACAAGCACTTATGGAGTGGATTAGATTACATTCTGAATCAGTTACGGGACGACAAGGATACGCCGCAGGGTATAAAAAAGATGTAGAATTAGAAATGTTAGACCCAACTGGTGTTGTGGTACAAAAATGGATTTTACAAGGAACACAGATTAACGATGCAGATTTTGGTTCTCTAGGATACACAGAAAATGATTTAGCAACTATCGATATCACTTTTAGATTTGATAGAGCTATAAACGTTTTTTGAGATTCCTTCATCAAATATAAGACTTTCCCTTTTACGTGTATATTTATATGTAAAAGGGATTTTTTATGCAATTTAAATGTGAAATTTGTCAAAAGGAATTTGATTCGCTATGGGGGTTATCATCTCATAATGTCAAAAAACACGATATCAAACCACAAGAAACTTTTATTAAACATAATTTAGAAGGTATATCTCCAACATGTAAATGTGGTTGTGGTGAAACACCAACGTTTTTAGGAATTAAAAAGGGTTTTAGAGATTTTATTCGTGGCCACGCCTCTAGAATTAACAATAATTGGGGACATAATTCTAAATCACAAAGAAAATCCAAGGAAACACAAAGAAGATTGTACGGATCTGGTGAGTTAGTTATATGGAATAAGGGATTAACCAAAGAAGATGATGAAAGGTTAGATTATGGAGATAAGATAAGTTCAAACTTAGAAAGAAATAAAAAAATATCCCAATCCCTTAAGGGTAGAAAAAGACCACAATATGTCTTAGATAAATTCGACCAAGGTATGAGGGAATACTGGGGTAAGGAAGAGAATAGGGAGAAACAACGTAAAAAAAGGGCTAAATATTTAAAGGATTATCAATATAATAATAAAACAATATTAGAATCACGTTTTGGTGATTTATTGGAATCTATTGGGGTGGATTTTATATTTCAGTATACTATTTGTGGTTTTAATTTTGACTATTATTTACCTAAATATGATCTGGTGATAGAAGTAGATGGTGATTTTTACCATTGTAACCCTATTAAGTACCCAAACGGACCAATTTATGAAACACAAAAAACAACGATTAAAAATGACGATAAAAAAAATAAAATTTGTGAAGGTAGTAATGGGATAACATTACTTCGGTTTTGGGAATCAGATATTAACAATAGAACCGAATGGGTTATAGGGGAACTTAAAAAATTTATATAATAGAATCAAAATAGTTTATTATTTACTTTAATCCTCTTTATGTATAATAATATATAAAGAGGATTTTTCATGTAATACAAATGTATAACAACTAAGATATATTTATATTAAATAAAACACATATAGAATATATAAAATCCAATTTTTATGTATTTTCAGGTATTTATAAAAAAACGTTATTTAGTGAAAAAAATAATAATTAGTGAAGAACAATATAAAAGGGTATTTCTTTTAGAACAGGGTATACCAGACGATACCAGGTGGAGAAATAATTTTTATAAGCTAATAGAAAAAGGTACGAAACAAAAATTAACAGATAAAGAATGGAGGGAACTCTTAGAATATTACAACCTAGTTTTTAGATCTACCATACCTTACACTGGCGGTATAACCAAAAATGTTTTTGATGGTAACTTTCGTAAATATAACCCAATTGAGGGTTGGCCAACAGTTAACTTTTTCAACCCAGAAAATGGTTGGATAAATAATGCTAGGGATATACCTAATCCGCAGAATCAGACACAATTAATGTTTGATAAACAAACTGGTCCTAATTTCTTGGGTAAAGATTACTTGGACAAATCAAGGCATTATTTACCAGTTGGTGATCCATATGGTTGGGGTAAATTTAATGCCCCTAATAAGAAAACAGGAATAAATAAAATACCTAAAAATGTTATAGATGCAATTACCGCATCGGTTAATGCACAAACCAATGATATCGAAAAAAGTGACTATGAAGATATTGAAGTATATGATGATGGACTAAAATCTTTACCTGTGGGAAGTGACAGGATTGCTGCAGCAGATTTTGGAAATAAACAGAGTATGGGATTAGTATATAATTCTGTAACTGGCGAATATGTACCAGCAATAGAAAATGAAACGGAATATAGTAAAGCTTATGAGGATCAAATGAACGCCATAGGTTATAATAACTTAATTAATATGCAACCAGATTTAATAAAAAAATATTGTAATACTGTTGATCATAGTGAATATAAGCATTATTGGGAATATAAAGAAAGTTATGCTTATAATAATTGTGTATCTCGTGGGGGTAGTGTAAAGATTGGTAATGATGGTACTAGACGAAGTAATTATTGTACAATAAAAGAAGTATTGGAACATAGTGCATGGGATCATATGTGTCCGGGATGTTTAAATAAGGAAAGTGGTGGTGTTTTTGTACAACCAGTTACTAGTACTAGGAAAAATCTTGTTGGGTTTCCTTCTAGTAATGAGCAATATTGGTGTGGTTGTATATCAGATTTTACCACCTCTAAATCGGGATGTGCTGGTGGAGATGGATATATGACAATGTTGGGAACAATCCCTAAAGATGTGATGACGGGGTATTATAATGCCGTTAATAGATCACAATACCTAAATAGTCCATCATTTTTAGAAAAATTAGGTGATTGGGCGGTAAATTGCTCAACAGATTATCATTGTGTATTAGATATAGCATCAATTATTGCGGTTTATATTCCGATAGCTGGTTGGGTAGTATCTACAGGGTTAGATGTTATAAATGCTGCAGCTTATGGTATAGAGGGATTAATTGAGGAAGATCCAGAAAAAAGGGCAATGAATTATACTGCAGCTGTTCTTACATTGGCAGGTGGTTTAATGACGGGAGTTGGACCAACAAGAAGTTTAATAAAATCATCTTTAGCTAATCCAAAAGTTTTAAAAATGACAGATGATTTCGCAATAGAGGTTACGAAGAAGTTTGGGAAAAATACAAAAAAATTAACTACTAAATCAGATAAAGAAGCATTGGAGAAAATATGGAAAGAACAAGTTAAGAAACATGGTTTGAGTGATGCTGAAATATTAATCGCGGGAGATTTGTTTGAGGGACTATCTAAAATTGATCCGGATATAATGTCTAAAGTGGCAAAACAATTAAAGTCCTTTAAAGATCTAAATCTTAAGGGTAAATTAACTCAAGGTAATATTATGGAACTTATGAAGCATAAGGGTCTAAGTGCTACAATTAAAGTCAATGGTGGAGATGTTGCAGAAGGTATATTCCAATTTGCCAAAACAAGGGCAGGAAAAGATTTTCTAGTGCAGGCGGGTATGTTTGGTGCTGTTGTGTATACACTATCAGAAGATAATATTAAATGGTTTGCGGAAAAAGGGTATTTAGGACCTAGAAAAATGGTTGCTGTGGAAGGTTACCCTTGGGAAGAAAGTAAAGATATTTTTATGACATGTAATTCAAACCAAGCAAAAAGCAAAGGGTTTAAATGTGATAATGGCGAATCATCATATGACGATAATATATTATTCATAGATGCGTGGATAAAAGGTAAATGGAGACCAGGTAACCCAGTTCCTCCACAATACCAAACCAACACATATAAAAAGATTATGAAGATTGAGAAAGAAAATGTAGATAAAAGGACCCAACAATTAATAGATAATAAACGGGAAGGTAGAAATGACGTTAATAATAAAGAACACACATTTATAGATAATGGATCAATGGTTGTGGATAGTGGAGTTATTAATCTGTAATGAAAAATATAATAGAAACAGAAATATTAGAATTACAAGAAAGAATATCTTTTATTAGGGAAACTTTATTTAATTATAATTCTGATGATGAATTATTAAATGCAGTAAAGAGAGAATTAGAGGAAATGAGTAATAAAGTAAATGAAATGGAAAAAACATTATAGTTATTAAATTTATTATAATATAGGTATATTTATATAAAAACGTTAAATGGGAAAAATTATAATTAGTGAAAGACAATTTATGTTATTACAATCTAATATTAATAATAAAATTATTATTAGAGAAGATATTACTGATCAAGAATGTATTAATCAGTTGACTGACGGTGACGGCCTTAAATATAAAGTAATTCATCCCGATAGTTTACAATATATAAACACTGAAAAGGTAGATAAGTGTAAAGAAAAAGAGAAAATTAAATGCGCCTTTGATTTTTTAGGGGATTACAATATTGATGATACTAGAATAAAAAGTAATTACGTATCTGGACAAGGATGTTACGTTTTAGTTAATGGTAAAAGAGTCGCTTCAGCACCAAATCAGAAAAAGCATTATATCACATTTTGGGCTAATGGGGATATAGTATATACTACCACATTAAAACTTAAATTAAAGGTTGGTAATGATACTATTTTTAAAATAATGTATTTAGGTAAATTTGATTGTAGTAGTAATACCTATAAAAATTTAACTTTTGAGGGGATAGTATCTGAAAAAAATAAAAAATTAAAGGACGATATATACCTAAGAGATTCAAGTGGTACTATAATAACAAACGCTAAATGTGGTGGACAATGTAGGACATCTGATATATTAGAGATGAATGATATAACTAAAAATGGTCAACTTATTGATTTATTAAATAAAACAACAGAATCATGAAAAATTTAAATGAAGAAATTAAAAGGATAAAAAGTTTATTTACTGAAGAAAGATTATATGGTAATCTAGTAGATAAAAAAGAAATTATAACTGAGCAATGGAAAACACTTGGTGATATAATAACAAAACTAAAAGGTGTTACTATGCCTAAGCTTGATTTAGGTACTTTTAAAACTATTGATGATGCTGTAGTTGGGTTAGTTGGTCATGTTAATAAAAATATAGACATGTGGACAAAAATTCTTGGCGGAAATAAGATTGCAGCAACAAACATGGAAAATATTTTAGATTCTATGTTAATACAAGGTAAATATTCTCCAGATAGTTTATATAATGGTCGAGCACTCATAGAAAGAATAACACCTGTTGGTAACTTAAGACATAATACAATTGTTGCATATAATAAAAAATATGGTACAAATTACGATGTAGACATAAATAAATGGGGTACAGATCCTATAAATTCGGGACCAAATAAAATAAACCCAGAAGTAAAAGTAGAACCGGTAAAACAAGAAGTTGAACCAGAGGTAAAACAAGAAGTTGAACCAGAGGTAAAACAAGAAGTTGAACCAGAGGTAAAAATTGATCCAAAAAAACAAACAATAGTGAATGTAAATGGTGGTGTAGAAGAAGCAAATTCAGCTGCTTCTAAGGAAGCTTTAAAACTAGCGGGACAAAATGAATCTGGGGGGGTAAAAATTATAAGAACAGAGGAATATTATGTTGGTAATAAAAAACAAGATATGATATCGGATAAAACAGCAGGAGAAATGGCTGAGGAAGCCGTTACTGATATAACATCTAAAGGTGGTACAGTATCCCCTAAAGATAAAAAGAAGTTGGAGAGTTTGATTGGAAAAGTCTTTAATTTTGTATCCCCTAAAGAGAAAATCGCCTCAACATATGGAATAGATATAAATAATATCCCAGAAACTTGGTATGGGAGCTTCCTGAAAAAAACTACTACTGGTGCCTTAACCAAGTTTACTAGACTTTACAGGTTTGGCGCATCTATGTTGTTACTACAAGGTGTTGCTGCTGGTGCTAAGATATATACAGGATGGAATGGTCTGAAATTTATTTTACCAACCTATTGGCTTACTTCTATTTTTGGAATACCATGGGGAAAATTATATGGTGAGGGTTTTTGTGATGGATTGGCAGATTTTTCTAACACAGATTGTGATGACTTAAGAGATCAAGTATCGGAGTTATCTAAGAGTGTTATAGAAAGTATAGTAGATGGATATGTAAAAGATGGGGGATTACCTTGTGATGACATTGATAAAGCATTTAATAAAACAGAGATAAAGAAACAAGTTATAAAAGAAATAGCTGGTAAATGGGATAGTGACATAGCAAATTATATAATATCAAATATAAAATGGAAGTTTTTAGATGAAAAAATCGATGAAGCAAAAACAGATATGAAAACGGAGTGTGGTCAAACTACCGCAGAAAGTGAAAGTACTGTAATTCTTTGGGAAAATGATGAAAAAAATATAGAATTATATTAAATTTTTATTTACTATTATAAAAAATATATTAAAATTGTTTTATGGAAAAGAAATATGCTGAGGGTTTTGACCCTAATTATGTACCTGATGAATATAAGGTACCTTATGATGTTATTGAATTACCTTCACAAGGTATTTTATACCCCAATAAAAAATCATCCGTAAAAGTTGAATTTTTAACCACTATGGATGAAAATATATTAAGTTCACCAAATATAATTAATAGTGGTAAATTGGTGGATATTTTATTGGAACGTAAAATAAAAGATTTAGGGTTTGACCCATTAGATTTATTAGAGGGCGATCGAATGGCGGTTTTAATATTTTTAAGAGCTACAGGGTTTGGTGAATCTTATAAACAACCCGTTATACATCCAAAAACTGGTAAAGTAGAAGAAGGGGAAATTAATCTTAACGAATTAAAACAAAAGAAATTGGTGGTTCACCCTGATGAAAATGGAGAGTTTGATTATACATTATCAATTACAGAAAAAAAAGTTAAATTTAAATTATTAACAGGAAGAGATGAAGTGGAGATTGACGATATGAATGATAACTTAATGGAAAGGAATAATGATGAAATTTCACAAAAACCATTGTTAAGGTTGCAAAAATCTATAACTGAGATAGATGGAGAAAGGGATAAAATAAAAATATCAAATATTATTAAAAATTTAAGTATAAGAGATTCAAGAGGGTTAAGAAAATATATTACAGAAATTGAGCCAGGGATAGATCTTAATACAACAGCGCGGATTCATGGGGAGGTGTCCGCACCATGCTTTCTTAGATTCGGGATCAATTTTCTATGGCCTGAACTCTAAATATTTAGGAAATTTACATAAAGAAATAATTTATTTAGTTAATAAAGGATTTACATATTCTGACATATTAATAATGCCAACATATTCTAGGAGGTATTTTATAGATCTATATGAAGCACCTACAAAAAGTGAGTAATTTATCTTATTTACTTATATTTATATAGAAAGTAATTATGGAATCTTTAGAAAAACACAACAAGTTAATTGAATCGATTAATAATGATATCGATAATCTATTAAATGAATATAGTAGTGGTAACGCATTATCTGATATATGGACATTATTTAGACATGGACCACCAGGTTTTATAACAAAAAAAATAATACATAAATTAGTAGGTGATGATGAGGATGAAAAGGAAAATCTAAAAGATGAAAAAAAAGATTTAGAAAAAAAGAAAAAGAAAGCTAAAGATGTAAAAGAAAAAGAAAAAATACAAAAAGATATAGATGATTTATCTAAATCAATTAAAGATATTTCTAAAAGAATTAGAGCACTTAATAAAGTAGAAAAGAAAGCTTTACCATTTAAAAAAATAGAAATTAAATTTAAAAAGAAAATTAGTCTAGATATTAAAAAATTGAACTCTCCTGAATATAAAAGAAATTTAGTTGGGTCAATGTATTTTACTGTAGATGGATTAAATGAAAAATTAAGGTTCATTGATTTAAAAACAAAAAGTTTTCCAACGTCACTTATTACTCGTTTATACTACAAAGATATAAATTCAATGGGTGACCAACATGGTAAAGTACAACTAATATATAATCAATATGGGTCAACTACAGATAAGGGTAGTATTTCTGGCGAAGAAAAAGGTGTTGATTTTAAAATTCTTAAAACACAATAATTTATTATGTATGGTATTACAAAAATAGGGTATAACATAAATATTACTTTATTAAAGGAGAAATTAAAAAATATTAAATCTGAATTAGATAAAATAGAAAAAGAAATTAAAAAAAATAAGTAATGGCTACCAATGATGAGTTAGAAGAACAAATTAAACAGATAAAAAGAGATATTCAAGATTTAAATGATTCTTTGGGGGAAATGGAAAAAAAATCTAAGGGACTTAATAAGTCTTTGGGGGATACGAGTAATATAATTGGTTCAGCGGCAGAGAGAATGAAAGATATTGCAAAAAGCTCTTCTGATTTTGCAAAAAGTTTAAAATTACAGTATCAATTAGGGGAAAAATTAGCTGGGTATTATAAAGAAACCTCGGTTGAGATTGGTATTTCGGTACAGAAACAACATGAGTTCGGTAGGGCTTTTATAAGTGCCACCTCTAAAGCAGAAGCATTAGGTGGTGAAGTTAGAGATGTTTCTAGGGCATATTCTGCATTTATAGAAGAATCTGGTAGGGCAAGAATAATTGACCCGGAAGAAATAGAAAATATTATAGCTTTAGAAAAATCAACTGGATTAATGGGTGAGTCTGCCGCCAGAATGATGGAACGTTTTGATTTAATGGGTAAATCTGCGGAATCTTCAATGGAGGCGATTGAGTCAATATATCGCAATTCATTAAAATTGGGATTAAATGCGTCAAAAGTAACAAAAGTTTTATCAGATAATTTTAAAAGTATGCAAATGTATTCTTTTAGGGAAGGTGTTAAGGGAATGACAAAAATGTCCCAACTAGCAGTTAAGATGAGAACAGATGTTGGTACTATGTTGGGGATGGCTGATAAATTCTATAATCCGGAACAAGCAATTGAAGCAGTTGCAAATTTACAAATGCTTGGTGGTGATATTGCACAAGCTTTTGGTGACCCATTTGAAATAATGTATTTGGCTCGTAATAAACCAGAGGAATTAGCTGCTAAGGTTGGAAAAATGACTGAGAATATGATTTCATTTAATTCCGCTACTGGCGAAATGGATATGCCAGCAGAAGTAAGAATGCAATTACAAGCTGCGGGTGAACAACTATTAGGAAATAAGGATGCCTTAATAGATATTGCTCGACAAACTTCCAAAATTAAAAATATTAAAATGCATGTCGATAGTAATATAACTGATCCTGATATGAGAGAAGGTATTGCTAGTTTAGCTAGAATGGATAAAAATAATAATTGGGTAGTGGATTTTGAGGGTAAACCTATAGATATTGGAAATGCTAGTGAATTACAAGAGGCAGTTAATAGTGGTTTATTAGATGTACCCACAACTGAAGAGGATGCCATTCTTGTAACTGCAAAAGAAGCAATGACAACCAATAAATATTTAGATCAAATTAATATATCTCTGAAAACGGGATTATTATCTAAAAATAATATATATATGGGCGCAGAAAATGTATTAAGCGAACCAATTAAAGAATTTCATATAGGTATGACAGAAAATATGAATAAATTAACTGATGCAATTGGGGATACAGGAATTAAAGACGCTTTGGTTAAAATGCAAGAATTGGCTGGTGGAGTAAGTGGTGATTGGATTGGGGAAATGAATGATGTAATAGCAAAAACGCTTGATAAAACTATTGAAACAATAAAAAAAGGATTTGAAATATCTGAAATAACAACTGAAAGAATGGATGTAACCTCAAATGGGCCTGTTGATGTAACTACAAAGATTGTTGGTGATATGTCTAATAATAATAATAGTAGTAATGTAAATCATAGTGGTGATGTTAATGTAAATACAACTGTCACTATAAAAGCAGATAAGGTTTTAGAGGACTTAGGTATAGATATCACATCAATTACTCCAGAATTAAAAAAGGAAATTATTAAACATATACAACAAATTATGTTTAATGGGGGTGTACCTACTAGTAAAGATGCTCAAGATTGGATAGGTGAATAAAAAAATAATTTATTTTCATTTTGACCTTTACTTACTAAAATTTTCCTTGTATATTGGACCAACTAGAACAAATTAAAAATAAATAATTAACTAAAATAATAAAAAACAAGAAAAATATACTAAATATTCTTGTAATTATAAAGTTCTCATTAATTTATTTCCTGGAATTTACTCTTTAAATATTTATATATAAAGAAATATATATGTCCGGGATTTTAAATCAAACATTAACCACTACCCAATTCGGTATTTTAACAACTGAAGAACTTAGAAATAAGTTATTGCGTAGGAATTTACCGCCACCTGTAACTAATTCTGTTGACCATTCTGGTTTTGCTTCATCCCTTCAAGATATAGGAACAGTTATTACTACACCTATTTGGGGAACTGAAAGTGAGAATATTCCTATACATTATGATGAGGATGAACAAATTTTACCATTTGGTCAATTTAGGAGAAATGAATTCAATGTTAACAATAATAGATTTATACCATTAAATGATGAGTATGAAACTTTCCAACTTAATACTCCTGCTGAACCATATTCAGATTCATCAACAAAGGTAAGGGGACCTTATCCAAATTATTCAAATACAGATCAATTTTCATTATTAAGTAGTGGTATTAGGCCGTATGTTAATTTTCCATTCAATGTTGTAGATAAATTAAGTTCATTAACATTTCAAAATGAAACATCTTTGGGAATCATTGGTGCAGAAAAATTACAAGATGTGGTTATTGCTAAAGTTGCTCAAGTTCAAGAACAGGTTATTTCAGAATCTTTAAATAATTGGGTTATAACACCTTTTGACCCACCAGAAAATGAAGCTGGAGAATATTCAAACGCAATGAAGGGTGAAGAAATTGTATATAATAGTTTACCTTTTGCGGCTGTTGGGTGGCAAGAATATAATAGATTATCCAAAACAAATAAAATAGGTGGATCGGCAGATGGTGATACTGAAGCTATATTATCAACAGAACAAAGAGTTAATGCAATGTTAACGAGAACAGGATTGAATTCATCAACCTTTTTGTTTGATTCTTTGGGGTTAAATCTATATGTACCAAATTATGAAGATAGGAGATTAACCAGTGATTCTAATGACGGCACAAATAGTAGGTATTATATTGGTAGTGAAAGAAGCACAAATAGAGGGTCTAAGGTAACTAAAACATTCTCTTCTGATGAATTTAATGGTGCTGATGGTAGTAGCTCACCAGGTGCAACAGGAGCAATCACAAACGTAAACCAGGACTTTTATTGGAGTACAGATAATAATAATTTTAATGATAAAACAATATTATCTACAACACAAGAACTAGTTAATGAAAATCCAGATGCTGTTTTCATCGATCAAACAAAAAAATATTTTAAAGATAAAATAAAAGATCATTTAATTAGTAGGGGTAGTGCTATAAGTAGTGAATCTTATCAATCAGCAATTGCTAATGGTAAATTTTGTAGAGTGTGGACAGTAGAAGATGGATATTCATATAAAAACGCTATAAGAAAAAGTGGATTGTTTAGTTCAGATGATATATCTAAACCAGGATTTTCTGTAACTTCTGATAATGCAGCATTAAGTGTGTTAGGTCAAAATGGGATAGTTAAATCCTTTCCTGTTGCAGATGATTCAACCACAACATATAAAAAATATATGTTATCTTTAGAAAATCTAGCTTGGACTGATAATTTAGCAGATTTACCTATGAGTGAAATTGGTCCGGGTGATGCAATGAGTAATAATAAAGGTAGAATTATGTGGTTCCCACCTTATGATTTAAATTTTGATGAAAATATAAGTGCTAATTGGACAAAAACTGATTTCATAGGTAGGGCAGAACCAGTTTATACATATAATAATACAACACGAAGTGGTCAACTTAGGTTTAAAGTTTTGGTGGATCATCCTAAAGTAATAAATGCTTATAGAGGAAAGAGAACAAATGAAATAGAAAGATTTTTTGCTGGATGTTTATCACCACAAGAATTTTTAAATTTTTTAGATAAAAGTGATGGTGTAAGTGAAAACGCAAAAAATCAAATTGAAAAAAAGTTAAATCAACAACAACAACAACAAACTGCATCTAATTATACTGCGAAAGAAAAAAATCAGTTATTTTATAATAAAAATCAATCAGCGGGTGTTAATATTGATTCATCTGCAATTACATTATTTTTATCACAACAAAAATCAACCAATAAAACAGTTAAGGTTGTTATAAATGGATATGCGTCTAGTGATGAAACAAACCCTAAAGATTTAGCATCGGAAAGAGCTAATGATGTTAAAACGCAGGTAGAAGTTGTATTACAATCATTAAAAGGAATTAAATTTACTATAGAAACTAAATCTATCGAATCTACATTAGCGAATGACCCACAAAGTAGAAGGGTGGATTTGATAATATCATATGACGCTACAAAAGATCAAAGCGCTAAACATAAAAGTATTGAACCACCAGGAGATTTAGCAGCGTTACCAGTAGATTCACAAATTTTTGATAATATTAGGATTGATGAATCAAAATATTTTGATTATGTTAATGACACCTACCCAAATTATTTTGCTACTATATCAGAAAAAATAAAATATTTCCATCCTGGGTTTCATTCTACAACACCTGAAGGTTTAAATACTAGAGTTACCTTTTTACAACAATGTACTAGACAAGGACCAAGTATCTACGATAAAGATGACACCATTCAACCACAAAATTTAGCATTTGGTAGACCACCAGTGTGTATATTAAGAATTGGAGATTTTATTTACACAAAAATAGTAATTAATAGTTTATCAATAAATTATAATACTGGTAATGCCCCACAATGGGATCTTAACCCTGAAGGGATAGGAGTCCAACCAATGATGGCAGATATTACTATGAGTATAGATATAATAGGTGGTCAATCATTACAAGGACCAATTAACAGATTACAAAATGCATTATCATTTAATTTTTATGCTAATACTGAGATGTATGATAGAAGATCAGATAGATTGGAAATTGATCAATTTATAGGTGCACGTATTATAGATGGTAAAAAAGCATTGTTCCCACAAATACAAAATTCATTAAAGGATTTATCATTAATAGGTGATGCACCAACTGGCACAATAAAACAATCTGTACCATTAAATCAAATGGATGAAAATATACCTGATAATCCCATTGATCAAGCAGCACCAAACGAAACACCCCCTACATTAATAATAAATGCTAGAGATAAAAATATTTATGTTGAATCATTGGTAGGTGGTATACCAACAATACCTGATAGTAATATAGAGGTAATAATAACTGATAGTATTGATGAAACCGAATGGGTGAAAGAACAATTTTTAGAAAGTAGTAATGTATTTGATATAAGTGGAATAAAGAAATTTTCACTTGGATTTAGTAATTCGGAAAAGATAGTAACTATAGAATCTGAAATTGTTACATTAACAGCTGATTATGCAGCAGAAACAAATCCTAATATAAAATATAATATATTATCTGAGATTGTTAGTAAAAAAGCAGAGATAAAAGCGTTAGAAGAGATTATTCCTAATGTAATAGTAACAACTTTTTATATAGATAATGAAAAGGGTAGTCGTAAAATTAAAACATTTACTATAAGAAATAATAAACTAAATTAAATTATGGGAACAGAATATTATAATAGGTATCAGAAGTTTAATTTTAATGGTAAGTATACTCCACTACCATTTATAAAAATAGAGCCAAAATCTAGTGATAAAACTGTGGTATATAAAACTGAAAGAGATAGGATGGACAAACTAAGCCAACAATATTATGGTAATCCATATCATGGGTGGTTAATAATGTTAGCTAATCCACAATATGGTGGTGTAGAAGGTGATATACCCAATAATGAAGTTATTAGAGTACCATTCCCATTTAAAGATAGTTTACAACAATATATAAGAGAGGTACAAAGATATGAAACTTTGTATGGTAGTAATAGTTAATAATTGATATGCCGAATAAAGACCCAAAAGTAGAAGAAAAAGCTGGTTTATTTTTAATTGATCCCAACCCACCTGGAAGGGGGACTATACCTACTGAGGATATGTTCATATATGTTAAATTTACTGCAACACCTAGAAGTAGAGGGGTATATAATTTAACATCTACAGATAATAGTTTAGATGAAAGTAATATCGGTGAAATAAATTTTATTGCAACTGAAGTTAAGTATGATGCATCTGGTGCCCCAATAAAAAATTTAATGGGAAAAACAGAATCTTATGCTACCACAAATTATACAGATATAGGTGGTGTTAAAAATACATATAGTAATGGTTCGTTAGAAGGGTTTGGTATTAGAAGTATTAATATAAAATATAGTTCAAGTTTAGTGCCAGAAGTTGATATATCATTTACTGATATTAGAGGAAGCGCGTTATTTGATATAATATCTGAAGATAATAGAAAATCACCATATAGTATTTTTTTTAAAATGCCATATCCAATCTTTACTCTAACAGTAAAGGGGTATTTTGGTAAACCAGTAGATTATTGTTTACATATGGTTAATTGGAACTCCAAATTTGACCCATCTACTGGAAATTTTGATATAGATGCAAAATTTTTAGGCTTTCAGCAAGCATTTTTAGCGGATATAACAATAGGTAATATAATAGGGGTAAACAACACAGAAGAAGGAAGGGCGGCATTAAGTAAGTTAAAATTAAAAAGTAGTAAAACACCTGAAGGGGTACTATTAGATACACCACCATTAGATGAATTTATTAAAAAAATTGGTAGATTACAGGTAGATGTGGATGTTCTAAAAACAACTATTCCTGAATATAATGAAATAGTAAAGATTAACACCCAAAGGGAAAAAATTAAAAGAATACAAAAATTTATTGGTAGGCCGATAAAAAAAGACCCAATAGATCAAACATCAGGTAAAAAATTATCAACAGAAGACTTTGAATCCCAATATGAACTTTTACCAAATGACCCAAGACAAATAAAAACTGATCCACTCCCAAAAGAAATAGATGGTTTGGAACTTGGAGTCGATTATTTATCAATAAGAGATATATTAATATTTAAAGTTTCCACATTTGATGTGGTTAATGACTATATTAGTTTTTTATATAGTGATTTATTATTAAATTATTTAGTGTTTAAAAATGACCCAGCAAATAAAGAAATTTTAACCAATATTATAGATGGTATAGTTGTTAGTAAAGGTGATGGGTATACTTTCGACTCACCTTTTGATTCAATTACTATGGCTGGCGGTAAGATTAGATACTTAGATGGTTTACAATTTAAATTCGCAACTGGAAATCCTTTAAATGTTAATAGTTTAGATACTAGTAAACCAAAAAATATAACAACTATTTCTGATGCGTTAGATCAAATAAGAAATATTTTAGGTAATGAAGGTGGTAAAAATAATAATTTTGATACATCACTTATTAAAGACAAAGATTTTATCGGACCTGGTAAATTTAATTCCCAAGATGTAGTATTTGCACTTAAATTTGATGAAATGAGATCAATAGTTAATTCAATGGTGTTTTATATAAATGTAATTAAGAAAGAAAAAGAAAAGGAGGTAAATAAAATAATAAATGAAAAACTTAAAAAATCTTTAGGGTTTAACCCAACTGTGAGAACAGTTTTCGAAATTATATGTAATAATACTCAAGCGTTGTTACAATCAACATATGATATTGCATCAAAAGTTAATACATCATTAAGTAAATCTAGGGGTGTTGAATTAACAAACGCTTATAATATAGAAACAGATATTGATACGGAATATCAAAGTGATTTTAGAAGTTCAACCATATATCCCTTCCCTAAAATATTAGTAGAAGAATCTGGAGAATTAATAGAGAAATATATAGGAAGTGAAGAATTAAAAGAAAAAGGAATAACTGAACAAAGTTTTCCTGAAATAACATATATTAATAATGTAACATCAGGAATTGTAGAAAAAAGTGCGGCATTAGATGCTAATAGGAGAACTACCTTAAATACAGCATTAACAGGTAGTGATACCAATACATGGGTACCTATTAACCCTATAGATTTCGAAGAGAACCCATTTTTTAAATTTAATTCTAATGTGATATTAGATGAGGGAGAGGAAGGAATAAAAGAAGAGATACGTAAGGTAATTTTAACCAGATTTGCTATATCAAAGAATTATAGTAAAATGGTGGATACGGATTTATCCGCATTTGGTGAATTTGATGGGACATTTGCAAATAAATTTATTGATGAGCCGACAATTAGAAAAATGTTAACAGTTTATTTTGATGAAACCAGTGCTACTAAGTTAAAGAGTCAAGCAGAACAAGATGGATTTTTAATAGATAATAAAATAAATGAGGGTACGGATCCAGAAATTGGTGATATTATGGTAGGTGGGTATAGAAATAATGATATTGAATATATTTTTTTAGATGAAAGAGATATGTATAACAAAGGATTAAATCTATTCACAGAAGTAACATCAACAAGTTCATATAAAAGAATCTTTATCCAAGACACAAAACCTACTGATTACACCAGAGGGTTTCAAACAGGACTTCCAATCAACTCGACGTGGAAAAATCATATAAAATTACAAAATATAAGTTACGGTGTATGGGGTGAAGATATAAATTCAAAATTTAAAAAAGAAATAACTACTAATGAATCTACTTTTTCCTTTGATGATATTTCAATAATAGATGGTGGGTTATCACAAGATGAAACCAATAGTGTAGGTGCGTCAACAAAAACTAATTATATTAATATTTTTAGAAGAAGTAATACATCGCAATCATCACAACCCACACAACAACCATTATTATTAACGGATACTGATTTATATGTTGCACAACAAACTAATGCACCGTCAAAAGTTTTATTACTATTAAATACATTACCATTTCAACCATTCGAAGATACAGTTCTAAAAATATTTGATGGTACAGTTGGTGCGAGAGTAATAAGAATTCCTGAACATTATTTATTATGGGTATGTGGAACATTATGGAGAGCAACACAAACAACTGACCCAATAGTATGGAATAACACAGAAATAACCCCCCCAATACCATTAAATCAATATTTGTATGATATTGGTGATCCAAGTCTAAAGTTATATGACTCAGGCACTATTATTAGTGATAAGTTAATTAATTTACCAGATAAAACAAAAGAAACATTAATAGATTATTTTATAAAATATGCAGAAAGCAATTCTGAAAAATTAGAAGATTTGTTTGTGAAATATACTAATGTGGAACAAACAACAGATGAAAAAGATATGTCGGCTAGGAATTTAGTTAAACACCTATCTTTTTATTCAGATTTTATTGTTGCTGCCCCTGACATACTTGAATCTAATGGATTAAATAGTGGCTTATCAGTAGAAGGGTTTGATGCTTATTATAATAGGTTTAGAGAAAAATTTCAATCCAGTGAAATTGAGCAAGATAAAAAAACAAAAATAGATGCAGAAAATAATGATAAACAATTAGAAACTATTAAATTAAGTGTATATAATTATTTTAAAAATGTTTATGATAAATGGATTGCAGGAACAGAAAAAGATAAGTTATGTTTTAATGCTTGTACCAATAATACTATCCCACTTATAGATTATTTTAGGTTTATTGATAGAGCATTTAATGATATTGGAGATGATGCAGTAATAAATTTAAATAGTGTTGCTACATTATCAGAAAATTTAAATACTAGTGTTTATTTTTACATTTCAAAAATATTAAGAGATAGTAATTTTTTATTACAAATAATACCTAGTTATATCAATTTTAAAGACCCAGATGAGGTCAGGGATATGTTTAAACCGATTACTAATATTTCCGATAGAAACTCTAGTAGTGGTCCAACTTATTTGTGTGTTTATGTGGGTGGATCGTCAGAAGTATTAGACCTAGATGAAAAAAGTAGATATTCATATAAAAATGATAGTTTTTCTTTATTCGATAACCCTACAGTAGATTTTACAGGTAATAAAACAGATAGTAATAATAAACAATTTAATTTAGTGGCTTTTCGGGTAGCTTATGGTGCAGAAAACCAAACATTTTTTAAGAGTGTCGCATTAAACCAACAAGAACATAGAGAAACTGCAGAATATTTTGCTGCGTTAAGTGATTTGATAGATAAAAAGGGTGGAACTCAGAGAACATATCAAGGAACTGATTTATATAGAATGTTTAGGACTAGATCTTATACGTGTGTTGTGGAATCATTAGGGTGTATGAATATACAACCAATGATGTATTTCCAGCTAGATAATGTTCCATTTTTTCATGGGGCGTATATGATATTAAGCGTTACTCATAATATAACACCAAATCATATGACAACAACATTTACTGGGTTAAGACAAAGTAAAATAATATCAAAACCAGTAGAAGAAGTTACTACTTTTTTAGGTATTGGTTTAGATGAAACTGATGAAATATCGGAACCAAATATAGATAAATTAAGTAATAAAACATATGATCCTTATACTATAGGTATTGACCCTAATGATAATCCAGATGAACAATTTTTTGGAGATAGGCAGGATGTAACTAGTGGGGAGCTCCCAGATATAACAACACAAATACCCCCAAATAATGGAAATAACTAGAGATAAATTAATTAGTATGGGGGTTGACCCCAATACGGAATATGAAAACCAGATAAATTTAGACCTTAATCAATTATCTACATATCTAACTACAGAATTTCAAAGGGAAAAAATAATATCTAAATCACAAGTTACAATGTTATTAGCAAATATGTTAGCAATATCTAATAATTTCCAATTAAAAGAAGAGACTTGGAATGTAAAATCAGATCCAAATACAGTACAAAAAAGTTATTATAAAAAACCCACTAATGATTACGGTAACACCCCAGGTGAAGTAGATGAAGCGTATATGTATAGAGGACGAGGATTCATACCAATTATTGGTAAAAGACAATATTCCATAGCTAACGATATATTACCTATAGATATTCTTTCTGACCCAGATAATGTTACTTGGAATTTGGAATTACTAATAAAGGTGTCTATCATAAAATGGAAATATATTGGGTTACCGATCTCTGAAAGTAATTCAACTGATACTGCGTATAAATTATCTAATGGTGGTAGCTCTAATAATTTTAGTTTGATTGTTAATTTACTAAATAATAGTTCAAGTGAAAAGATGAAACTATCATTTGATGCATTTTATAGAGTTTTAAACACATATGACTTATTAGGTATAAATGTAGAGGGAACTATCCCAGGTGATAAACAATTGAATTTTTAAAAAAAATATATTATATTTGCGATATGAATATTGGAAATATAGTATCATCTTCTAAAATTAATGAAGATAATTTTAAGTTATTTGATGAAATTGAATCGGTGGATAATTCTTTACCTACACTTATTGTTGGTTGGGGTAAAACTAAAGAAATATTTGGAGATAAGATATCCATTTTAAATAAAAAAATCAGTGATAATTTATATTGGACATTTTTACCAACCGAAAGAAGAGTGGATTATGATGATGATATAATAATATTCAAAAGGGTATGTTATGATAATTTTGGTAGTGAATTATCATATGTTTATATAGATCCAATCCATGATAAACCACAAAAAATTAAAAAAATATTAAAAAAAATCTATTCATTAAACGAATCTATTTCATATTTTACTGATAAAAATATGTTGTATATTTTAGGGGAAAATATAATTTTTGGAGTAAATTTAGAAATTACAGAGTTTATTGGTATAAAAACTAATAGTATTATAACAAGAGTAGTTAATCTAAGAAATAGTGTTTTAATCGATAAATTGGTATAAAAACTAATAGTATTATAACAAGAGTAGTTAATCTAAGAAATAGTGTTTTAATCGATAATGAAATATTTAATAAATGTAAGGAATTTATAAAAAAACTAGATAATAAGTATAAACTAGTTCCTTATGTTGTTAAATATGGAAAATACTACTAAAATAATTACATTAGCTTCGTTTGTTTTAAACGATAAAATAGATAGTTTTAAAAAATACCTATATAAAAGATTTAAAGTACCAAACGAAAGGATTTTTATATATGATATAGATGAGGACCCAGAAAAGAAGATTATAACTTTTAGGGTATATGTTAGAGATGGTAAAAGGGTTAATACAAGTTCCTTTTTCCCAACCACAATAATCGTTCATAAAAAGGGTGAATGTTTTTATACAATAAACGCATTAAATAAATTAATTGAAAAAGAAACTGGAAGTGGTCCTGGAAATATTAACTATAAAGATTATCAGGTAGATTGGGATAATTATCAAGGAAAAATTTTAATCGTAAAGGCAGGAGAATTATCAATAATGAATATTAATCGTAATTTTTCTTAAGAACATGATATTTATAAATAAACCAATTATTATGGTAGATAAAAACAAAGATAAAAACAAAGATAAAAACAAAAAAGATTTGAAATCTAAATTGGATGCCTTTTTGGAAGAAGAAGAAAAAGAGTGTGTTGGTGAAGAATGTTTAATTAATGATGGTAAAGAAATTGTTGAGAGAGTAAATAAAGTTTATAAAACTACCGATGGTAGACAATTATTAATGTAATTGAAATGAGTAAAAAAAATCTATTAAAAGAAGAATTAAAACGACACATGCAACTTTTGGAATATACATTCTATATGCCTGAAGTGGACGAAGAGGATGATGAGAATTTATTGTTTGATGATGCAGTTAATTTATATGAGCAAGATCCAGTACCTGGTGAAGAAGAACCTGCGGCAGATCCATTTGCAACGCCAGAAGGAGATGATGCCCCACCTGTAGATGCAGGTATAGAGGCACCATTGACAGATGTGCCAGCTGAAGATCCATTTGCAACACCAGAAGCGGGTGGTGAAGTAGAAACAGCACCAGAAGTTGAT